ATTAATAACTGCACTAAGATTCACATGTTGTTTTTTTTGTTTATATTCTGAAATATATATTTTATGAAGGTTACACATATGATATCTGTATTGCGGAGAAAAATCCTTCAATAAAGTTTCTTTTTTAATGTAACATGAAACATAATTTTTATACAACGTCTCCGTAAATAGATGAATTTGATCTCTAAATAAAGAGAAAAAATCTTTATGTTCAGGATAATATTTTATATAATCAGCAACTTTTCCTTCTTTTCTCAGAGATAAATACTGATATTGTAATTTGGATTGAGTCCCTCTCATTTGAAGAACTTCTTCATAAGAAGGATTTCTTATTTTGCATCGTTCTCCAGTGAAAATGTTTTTAATAACAATACCCATAATTTTATAATTTGTGTTCATAGACGCAAATGAATCAATCGCATCCGAGTATGAATTGCAGTCATATAGTTGAGGTACTTTTACGTTTGTTCCCTTCAATAAAGATTGAATAACGTCTCTTGACTGGGGGAATACAGTATCAATAACAATTTTATATACTTCTACCAAATACAAACTTGGATATTTAATTGGAATAACCATGTTATTCTCGGGATGTTGTACTACAAAACTATAACAATAGTTTCTCTCCAATAAATTTAAATCTAACAAGCATTTTGAACACGCGTCTAAAAACAGTTCTCTTGTGGATTTTTCCAAGTTCTTGACAAATGTAATTTCTTCTCCGACAGTATTACGAGTTGATATTTCCCATGCGCCAGTTAACCCTATGCATTTATCCCAAAAAATATTTATCATAGTGCCTTCAACAAATTCTTCGCATTGTATTCCATTATCAATAGCTGGATACATTTTAATAAAATTTTCACACGGAATAGTTTTTGGTGGAGAAAAAGAGACAACATTTTTTTCTTTATTTAAAATTACACATTTAAATAGTCCAATTACAGGAATTAAATCTTTTATTAATGTATTCTTATCATACCGCAATAAATAATAGATTTGATTGTTCTTGGTTGTTATCATATTTTTTTTTAGTTTACACATTGGATGAATACTTTCTGAAGAAATTGTTTCTCTTGTAGCATCAATAAAATATTTATTATCTGAAATAGAATACATTGGAATATTTACTTCCAACATTCGCATAACTATAAGGTTTATATAGATATAAAGTTTAAGCCATTATCTAATGGTTCTCTTTTTTTGATAAATATTATCAGTATTATATCTAAAACAGCATAAAACTATTTTACATATAATAACATGGCTACAGACCAAAAAACTGATACGTTACATAATAGTATGTCAATTGATAATATTATAAATGATGGGATGTCTACATTACAGACAGTGGCCACTGTGATTGCAAACCACAAAAGTATTCAATTGGAATCAAATAATATAAATGAATACAATCTTTATAAATATTCTTGTGTAGAAGATTCATTTCTTGCAAACATGTATAGAAAATATTTTTTATGTGTTCAAAAATTAGTAAATCCGAAAATCCACCCAAATATGTTAACCTTTTTTGGTTTATTAAGTGTATTCATTGGATATGGACTTAGTAGATGGTCTTATACGTCAATGGCAATTAGTGTGTTTTTATACTTAACTTTTGATGGGATTGATGGTATTCATGCGAGAACTACTGGACAAACATCTATCATCGGAGAGTATTTGGATCATGTATTTGATTTAATAAATACTGGATTAATTTCAATTGTATTCTGCAACTCTATTGGTATGACAAGTATACCCATTCAAAATATGTATGTAACTTGTTGTTCACTTACGTTTCTTCTTCCTCATATAAAATCAACAAACAAAGGGGTTATCGTATTTGAAGGATTAACAGACGTGTCGCTGGTTTTATCTACTGTAATATTTACATTTTTAGCAAACATAAAATTGTATGATTGGATTGTTAATAGTTATTTTACATACAGTTCTCTTTTTTCAGTTTATTGTTATTTTTTATATGACTTACATAAAGAAGAATTTTCAAATGAAAATGCAAGCAAAATAAAAAGATTTGTTATTTATTACTACATTGTTAAATCGGCAACTCTGATTTTAAATCCGACAATCAGTGTGTGGCAGATTACATTATGTGATATTTATTTGTTAATGCAATTGACAAATTATAAAATATTTAAGTTGGAGTTTGATACTATGACTGTATTTATTCCGGCGTTTTATTCTATGTATCCCACTATTACGATAATAGGATCGTTGTATTATTTTATCAAAACTATGCATCAATTATCAACAGAATTAAAAATTAATGTTCTTTATAATCCGGAGAGTATGAAAAATGAAGAAGATTCACAATTGTCAACTAAAAAAAATAGTTAGGTTTGCTCTACGTTTAGTAAATAGGGAAAATTAAATAAAAAAATTCTAATATAAGTATAAGACAATATATATGTCATCAAATATAATGTCTGATGAAACTCAAGAAAATAATATAATTTCATTGCAATTGGGCGATGTGATAAAGATATATGACCCAGAGAACGTTTCGTTAAATGAGAAAACATTTATAATTGATTACATTGATAAAACGAGAATTCGGTTAATAGATACTGAATCTTTAGATGTAATAAACTTAACCAGAGATGAAAATGGAGTTTTGGAAAATAGTACGATAAATAGTATTGGAGTTATTAGTCGCTCAGATAAGGTGGGATACGCAAGACAGAATAATTTGTTACCAGGAAAATGGGTAAATATATATTTTGGAGGAGATGTTCCAACCATTCTTACAGGAGAGATAACAAATTTAGAAGATGACATGATTGAAATCAAAACTTATCCTGACAATCAAACTATATATATAAATTTCAACTATAATGGTATACCTCTTGATATTCCAATTGAGACAATAGAAATTAGAGATGCCCCTATAAAACAAGGAGAACAAGAAGAACAAGGAGAACAAGAAGAACAAGAAGAAAAAGGAGAACAAGACCAACAACAAGAAGGAGAAGACCAACAACAACAGGAAGGAGAACAAGAAGAAGAAGAAGGAGAAGACCAACAAGAACAACAACAAGAAGCCACAGATTCCGACTTGGAATCTGGTGAAATAAGAGAAGGTCCAAGAATAATTGCAGTTTTACCAGAAGATCAACCCCAATCAGATACTGATAATATTCAAGAAGAGGAAAGTGACGCCGCAGTACAGGTTCCAAGAGAAGCAGTTAAAACTCAAATTAGAGAATTTATTTTACAAGAAGATGATATTGTATTTGGATCAGAAGAACTTGCACCAATAACTCAATATGTAAATGTACGTGAAGAAAGAAAGCGTTATAGTATTGAGATGCAAGCAAATGATCTTCTTGATGAAATGTTGTCAACTATTCCGAATGCAAATCGTACAAAAAAAGTGTTGACCGAAATCCACAATATGATAGAGAGATTTAAACAACTCAGAACAAATTTTTCTACAATGGATTCAAACGGAAATATAGACGGGTTTATTATCAAAGGGGCAAAGTGGAAACCTCTCGTAAATAATCTTGAAAAGTTTAAACAATCATTGTATTGGTTAATACCAGTTGTTAAAAACATAAAAAAGATATATAATGAGCAAGACACTGATACAGAGAATAACGATGTAGTTATGCTCAACACAAATGAAAATCTCGCAGGAATAGTGAGTATATTAAATAGTTATAAGTCAGGAGAAAATCCAGATGAACAAAACAAATACATAACCATGATGTCAGATCTGAATCCTTATTTTACCCCATTTGAAAAAACAAATCCGGAGTATTCTTCTGAAATTATATCAGAAAAAGAAGTTCATGACAATTTTAATGTTATTATAGACAACTTGGATAACTTATATTCAACCGTTGTAAATAACAAAGAAGTTGAATCACGTAGGTTTGTAATTACCAAATATAATCTGGGTTTAAAGCGACTGGCTGCTTCCAAAATAACAAGCAGTCGTATGATTGCGGAACGGGTATATTTAACACGACCAGATGAGATGGAACTAAAATCGTTTTTAATGTTACCTGAACCAATAATACGCTATTCAAGGCTTTCACTCCCAGGAACAAATATATTAGATAAATCTAACTTGAACACATTGGTTCTAAGTTACTGGAAAATTTTAAAAGAAAATACAAAACTAAATAAAATTTTTGTGGATAATCCAGAAAATGAAATTGATTTAGATGAAGATGCATTCATAAACGATATTAAACAATACATATTGCAATTAAGCGAAGAAGAACAAGAAAAATATGATAAATTACGTTCTGATAAAAATATGACTGTTGCAGAATTAAAACTTCAATTATATCAAGAATTTTTAAAAAGCATTGTTCCCAAGACAAAGGTAATTTTCAATATGATGAAAAGATATATTACTGGAAAAATGTCAGTAGTTGATATTGTAGAAAGTTTAGAACCATTTTTAGTCTATACAGATGATTTGACGTATTTTCAATACAAAGATATGAATAGTTTTTTGTACGATGAAGTTTTAAAATATAATAAATATTTTTCGGAAAGGAGATCACTAATGAACAAATTGCGACATATAAGACAAACCACCGTATTTTCACCAACAGTCAATATTATAAAAAATATTTTTCAGACTACGCCACATTCAGAATTAAGTACAGTAACCATGGAAAAATACTTGCCTGATGGAATGACAAATTCTGAATTGCTGAAAAAAATTGTAAATAAAGATTATGGAAGAGTATTCAATTCTTCATTAGCTCTTTCAAGCAGTAAATTTATGATTAGTGACAACATGACGTCTATATTAAAAGGAGACCGGGACCAAAATAAACTTGCATTGGATCAAGATCAAAATACATGTGTAACATATAGAATTGCAAAGAAATATTATGAATTGCAAAAATTAGAACAAGACAATAATAACGAAAATGTATATTACGATAAGGAATATGATACAACAAATTATTCGCTTATTGATAACTATGATAAAGAAATGGCAACCATGAATGCAGATGAATTTATTGTATTTTTAACAAGTTCTGTAAAACAAAAATTAAAATTATCGGATGTAGATGCAGAAATCATGGCGGAAACGTTAATAAATGGTATAAAACGCGTTCAGGAAGGAGATTATGCTTTTTTATATGAAAATGCGATGCAAATAAAGTATTACAAGCGTTTAAATAATAATTGGATTTTGGATGAAACCATAGACGGCAACTCATTTGTCTCATCGGATGATGCATTATGTAATATTCAAGCAAATTGTGTTCAAAAAATAGATAAATGTGAAACTTTGTCTATAAATAAAAAGGAATTAGTCGGAAATAATTTAAAATTAATACTGTCTGAGTTTGATGAAAAATACGAAGAATCCCAACAAAAAATTATTACAGATCTTACAAAACAGGTAGAGTATAATTTTTCTGTTTACGACAAACTGGTTGATAATGAATATTCATCATTAATTAAATACAACATGAAACAATATAAATTGGGGGAATCTGGTGAAGAGCCAGATGTTGTTGTAAGTCCATACGCAAAACTGAGGGACTTAATACTCGGGCAAACTGATTTTATAAAAAAACAAACTGATATTATACGATTTGTTCAAAAATTTACGAGAGAAGCATTAGATGGAATGGGTCCATTTGGAGATAAAGAAGATCCTCATTGGCTTTATTGCATTACATCAAATGTAAAACTTTTACCAACGTTTATTGGTGAAATGGCGTCTTGTTTCATAAACAATTATTCTGGATATAATTCTCTGGTCAATGAATTAACCCATACAATAGGAAAAGAAAGTGATGATGGTGATGCGTGGGTAGACAAACACAGTGGGTATAAAATAGTATCTAAAGATTTAGACAACGAAGAAGGTTATGAAGATGGGTATAAAGTTAAAAGCCGCGAAGTCATGGAACAAGATGCTGGAGATAAGTTAGTTTTCGGAGAAAAACAAAAGCAAGAATCACCGGAGGTCAGAATGATAAGCAATGTTATCAACGCAGTAACCTCTGCAATTGGAATAAATCTCAGCGATCAACGAGAATTTATCATAAATGGGGTTCTCAGTGGGCTTTCAACTATTATGCCATCTGAGAAAAAACACAATGAAGATGTTAAATCGGCAGAGAAAAAAGGAAAAACGCTACCTTCCTACAAAGATCTATACCATACATCTTTATTGTATTTGACTCTTGGTATGATTATTATTGGAATCCAAACAAGTATTCCTCCAATAAAAACAAGGAAAACTTTTCCGGGATGCGTTCGTTCTTTTACTGGATTTCCCATGGAAGGTCAAGGCGATGATTCGGCCGTCAACTACATTGCATGCACTGCGTATCAAATCCGCAATGCAGAGATTCCCCCGTGGAATGTGTTGCTAAGAAAGAAGCAAGATTATATTTCAGCAAAAATAAAAGAAATAGTGCAAAAAACTTTATTGGGACTCCCTGATGTTGTAAGAAAAGTACAAGAAAAAATGGATTATATGGTAAACAATGATATAACGGATATACCTCAACAATATGATCTCATGAAATGGAGAGAATTTTTGCCACCATTAAGGGAATTTCATATTAAAGGATTAGAGAACATCTCCGCTGAATTTAAGACTAAATTGCAGTCTCAATTGAGATCAGGATTATCTTCTCAAAACGAATCTATACACGTGGTACAGTCAAAAATTATCTTTTTTTCTCTCTCCATCCAGGAAAGAATTCAGCGAATTGTTACTAAAAAGCGTCTCTTATTAGCGAATTCAAATGGGGAGCCGTTCTTAGAAAATTCGTGTTGCAATGAAATATCCGGAGCAAACAATACTCTTCATTATTTTACAATGGAAGACAGTGAAATAACATTATACAATAAAGTTGTAAGGGATTTATCAAATATATTAGAAGATGTAAACCATTTATCTCAGGCAGGATATCTTTTCAGCCGAGAAAATGATAAAAATAAGTACCCAACATTGTCAAACGAGTTCAATGAGGAAACCATTTATCGCGCATTTATAGTCCTCTGCAAGTTTCAGTCGCTTATACCTATTTCTGAAGACTTGTTAACAATTTGTATGTCCAAGCCGGATTTTCTCTCCAAGAATGACTCTATGGCTGAAAAAATTATTAAATTAAAACGAGACGGTCGCAATTATACGAATGAATCTCTTTTAAGATTGCTTCAAATCATAAACAGAAGAAATATGGTTCAACTTCGGTTTGATACTACAGAATTAACTTCTCCGATAACTGGTTTAAGAGATGTTATGGATCAGTTGATAGATCAAACTCCAGATGACATAAGAACAAGAATTGTTTCACAGCAGTTTAAAGCTAATCTTGAAGCAACACTTGGTTCCCTCGGTATGAATACAGAAGAAGACACGTCTGAAATGAGAAACCTGAAGAATTTTTTAGCTGGAAGAAATTCTGAACTAAAACAGAGTGTTTTGGAATTTATTAAAAATAATATGAATTTGAAGAGAGAACAAAAGAAAGGCCTCAACAATTTGTGGGAATATCTTGTTACAATAAAGGAGCAATCAGATGAGCAACTCGCCAAACATAGTATTGGCGACGACCCAATGTACAATTTTATTCAGTTTAGTAAAAACTACATGGAATTGTTTGTAAAAGTTTTTCCAAATATTATTATGAATCAAGTGAACTATGAAAATAATAGTATGCCAAAATATTGGGATATTTCATCTCACCATGAAATGAATATAAAAAATATGATAAGGACATATTACAGCAAGTTGAGAGTTTTTTATTCTGGAGATAAATTAGATGTTATATTAGATTCCGTGAAAACAAGCTGTGAACAGTTATTGACACTTATGAAGGAAATACCATATTATGCAAAAATTAAACATAAAGACCGAGAAACGTACAGCATTTTTGATAAACGCACAAATGAACTTCTTATTGAACATTTTTTATTATTGGTGTTTAATGAATATGTAACTGTTGCACAAGATAATAATACATATATGGAGGTTACTGCTCCAAAAATGACTGCATTATATGATGTTTATACAGTGGAAGATTTGGAGGATCGTGAAACAAAGGAAGAAACTGTAGTCACTGAAGTTCCAGATGAAATGTATGATGAAGAAGTTGAAAACAATAAACAAAAATATATGAAGAAGACTGCCGAGTTGTTATACACATATATGTCAATTATGAAAGAGAACAAAGATATGGTGGATAAAAAATATGAATATGTTATGGATCGCGTATTTAAAGTTTCTGAATTTGAGAAATATAGAACAACCGATCGCTTAAAGGAAATGACAGAAGATGAACGTGAAGCGGACAATATATTGAAAATAAATAAACTTGGTGTTTGGAATAAAGGTTTGCAAAAGGGGCTTCGCACATATGTTGCTAAAAACTACGACGATGAACGAGATTTTGTGGATAGTATTAAACAATATGAGACAAAACTTCGCAAAACAAATGCAAATGTTACAGATGGAAATCTTGACGTCTTTATGGATGATTACATGGAAGAAATGGGAGAAGCTGCAGAGATTGAACGCGAGGCATATGATATGGCGGATATGAATGAAGATTATATGGATGGAATGTACGATCCAGTTGGTGTAGGAAATGGAGATAATGTGGATTACGACGAATACAATTAAACGAGAGTGTAAACACGTAAAATATATAGCTTTATCCACCAGGAACTCAGGATAAATTTACGGATTTTTCATAAAGATAAACTGTTATGAAATATGGTAAGGAG